GCGTCGATTGCTGTCGTTTTGTCAGGTCTTGAAGAGCTTCAGAACCGTAGCGAAGAAGAGATGATTGACCTCATCGAAGCTCGCGTTGATACGGCTGAAGATACATTCTGGAACCAGATGTCTGCGGCTGTTTACTCTGACGGCACTGGTTGGGGTGGCAAGCAGATTAACGGCCTTGCGCTGTTGGTTTCTAAAACGCCTACCTCTGGTATTGTCGGCGGCATTGATCGTTCCAGCCAGGTTTGGTGGCGTAACGTAGCTGTAAACGCGAACACTGATAGCCGTGGCGTTGTCACTAGCTCGAATATTCAGAGCTATATGAACTCTACGTCAATTCAGTTGAAGCGTAATTCTGACGGCGTTGATCTGATTGTTGCAGATAATAACTATTATCTCGCCTATCTTGCTTCGCTTCAGTCAATTCAGCGTATCACTGATGACAAAGGCTCCGCAGGCGCCGGTTTCACGGCTGTCAAATACTATGGTGCTGGTAAGTCCGTTGATGTCGTTCTTGACGGCGGTAAAAACGGTCAAATCCCATCAAACACCATGTATTTCATCAACTCCGATTACTTGTTCTATCGCCCACATGCGAGCCGGAACTTCAAAGTAGTCGGCGGCGACCGCACCAGCATCAACCAGGACGCGATTGTTCGCATCATGGCTTGGGCCGGAAACATGACAATCGCCAATCCGTCCCTCCAAGGCGTCCTTTGGCAGTAAGGAGAGACGATAATGACAATTGCTTATTTTCCAGTAATGGGCGCGGGTGAAAAGACTTATGCGCCTATTGGCCCGACCGACAGCACTGTCGGCCCATATGCTAACTTTCGTCCTGGCACGATTGTTCACGGCGATGGCGGCGCTAGCTTTGTTGCTGCGTCTTTCACAGCAACGGCAAGCCAGGTTGTAAACCAGGGCGATCTCGCCTTTGTTGATAACAACTTTGTAGCGACGCTTGGCGTTACGAGCGCTGCTAAACTCGGTGTTAAGGTTGGCACTTTCTTCTTTGGTGGCAACTATCAGATGGCTCCAACATCTGCGGCCTTCTCTTTTACATTCCCTTCAGCGGGTGTGTATATTGTGTGGGTTCAGGTTGATGGCGTATCGCTTCTGAACTGCGCGTCAACGGCGCTTACGGGTAAAACCGTAACATCGTCAACGACCGCTGGTCAGGCTGACGCTCCTACTGCCGGCCCTGCTTCTGGCTCCTATACGCTTGGCGGCGTATTTCTGCCAGCAACAAACTACACGTTTACAGCGAATACGACGAATGGCTCTGCCGTTCTGACGAACCTTTCGACTGTAACGGGTATTTATCCAAACATGACGATTAGCGGAACGGGTATTCCTGCTTCTACCACGATTTCTTCAATCAACGGTAGCGCTGGAAATTACACGATTACGCTGTCGGCTAATGCGACGGCTACAGGCTCAACGATCACGATGACCTGTGCAAAATACGTCGAAGCCTATCTTAACAGCGCCTTTATCAGCGCTGCTAACTAATCTTGATCGGGGGGCGCTTATGCCCCCCTTTCTTTTGCGCCTTTTCAACGGGCAGGGGATAAAATGCAAGATACATTAGGCGGAGTTGGCGACCCATTCGCTACAGTTTCGGGTGGTTTTGGAATTGATTACGCTCAAATGAATAAAGGCGTTCAGCCAATATTCTTTGTTGAGCCAGTGGAAGATCAGGCGGCTTCAGAACGCGATGGCGTTCCGCGTTACCGCGAAGAAGAGCGCGTGAGATTGATTGTCGCAGGCGATATGTTTAACCAGCCTGTGCATCCAGTAGATAGCAATATTAAAGAGCGTTTTCCTGTGGCTTATGAAGCTTGGAAAGCCAAGAGACAAGAAAAGCACATTGATGGAACGCCGCTAAAACAGTGGCCGTTGCTGTCGCCTGTGCAGATTGCAGAATTTGAAGCCTCTGGCATTTTTTCGGTCGAAAGCCTGCGAGACATAGCCGACACGAATGTTAACCGTATCGCTGATGGTCGCATATGGCGCGAGAAAGCCAAGGCATGGCTAGAGCAAGCTAAAGACGGCGCGGCGGCTACAAGGCTAGCTGCTGAAAATGAGCGCCTTCGTGAGCAATTAGAACGCTTGGAAAAGCGTATTGATGAAATGGACAAAGAGGCTGTTAAACGCGGCCCTGGGCGTCCTGCAAAGGCTGATTAATGTCATTATTAACTATTTGCCAGAACGCGGCAATACGCATTAATTTTGGGGCTGTCCCAAATAGCGCGTATTCATCTACCGATACAAGCGTCTTGCAATTAGTTGCGTTTTCTCAAGATACAGGTCGAGAATTATTAGAGCGGTATGATTGGAACAATCTTAAAAACCAAGCTCTAATAACCGGCGATGGCGCGACGGCGCTATTTAATTTGCCTTCAGATTGGATGCGTCTTTGTCCATCAGATAAGTCACCAATGGGCGCGTTGATTAGTTTGGCGCGTCCGACTATTCCATTGATTGGCCCCGTCAATGACGAATGGCTTAATCAAATGAAGGCGCTTCCAGCCTATCCAGCCTATCCAGTTTGGCGCATCGTCAATAATGAAATGGAAATATGGCCTGCTCTGGCAAGCGGTGAGGTTGTCCAATTCTGGTATTTTACTAAAAACTGGATACAATCTGGCTCAACCAGCGCTTATATTCAATCTTGGTCAGGCGATAGCGATACGTCGCTCATTGACGAAGATATTATAATGAAAGGCACCATATGGCGCTGGAAACGCGCTAAGGGCTTGGATTACGCCGAAGAATTTCGCGCTTATGAATTGTCTGTTGATCGTAACGCCGGTCAGCAAAATAACGAGCGTGTTGTTTCGACCAGCGATTATACTGTCAACTCAGATAATTTCTGGCCTGGTCAGATAAGCTATACGCCGCCATGAGATTAGCGCCTTTACGAGATAAAGGGCCATCCAAATCTCGCATATCACAACCGGCGCAAATACCGGCTCCGACTAAGGGCTGGTATGTTGGCTATAACATGGCTGAAGCGCCGCCAGGAACGGCGTATTTATTACAAAATGCTTTTCCTCAATTAGACTATGTCCGTATTCGCCGTGGCTCACAGGCTTATGCGACGGGTATGCCGTCAGCCACAGTAAACACGTTAATGCCGTGGCAAAACGCGACTAATTCTAAAATGTTTGCCGTATGCAATGGCAATATTTACGATGTCACCAATACGGGCGCAGTTGGCGCGGCAATGGTGACGGGGTTAAGCAATTCTGCTTATTTTAATTATGTGCAGTTTCAAGGATTATCAGCTAGCTATTTAGTAGCTGTTAATGGCATAAACCCTGTTTATCAATTTAACGGCACAAGCTGGTCTACGCCAACAATTACCGCTGCTTCTGGTTCTTTTTCGTCTTTTTCTAATGTTAATATATTTAAAAATCGCCTTTATTTTGTAGAAACAAACACATTAAACATATGGTATTTGCCAGTTAATTCTATTGCCGGTGCTGCGACAGTATTCCCGATGCAGGGCATATTTCGCAATGGTGGTTATATTGTAGCTACATCGTCTTGGGCGATTGATAGCACAAGCGGTATTTATGAGAGTTTTGTCGCAATTTCGTCTGAGGGCGAAGTTGTTATGTATGACGGTGCCGATCCAAGCGTTTGGACATTAAAAGGCACTTATAAGATTTCAAAGCCTCTTGGCCCTAGATGTTTTTCTAAGGCTGGCGGCGATTTATTGATTATGACTGAAGACGGCATTGTTCCCATGTCTAAGGTGCAGACATTGGATCAAATATCGCTGCAAAACGAGGCGATAACACAGCCTATAATGCCGGCCTGGAGGTCTGCCGTTATCGCAAGAACCGGCTTGGTTGGATGGCAAATCCAGCTATGGCCGCTGGAAAGCATGGGTATTATTAATTTACCTAAACTTTCTGCCGGCGATAAAACGCAATTTATTGTGAACGCTCGAACTGGCGCATGGGCGCAATATGTCGGGTGGGATGCAAATTGTTTTGCTGTGTATCAAAATGGTTTGTATTATGGCACATCTGATGGCCGTGTCATGCAGGGTGAAGTTGGTGCTGCCGATGATGGTGCTAACTATACAGCAACAATATTCCCGTCATTTACCGGATTTAACGACACGGTAACGCATAAACAAGTTAGAATGGTGCATCCTTATGTATCGTCTAATTTTGGTCAGCAATTGCAAGTAACTGTAAATGTTGATTATGATATTACAATTCCTCAAGCTCCAACTTCTATTATTCAAGGTAATTTTGGCGCGACTTGGGATAGTTCTGTTTGGGGCACAGCTATTTGGCCTAATAGTCTTGTGACGCAAAATTATTGGCAAACGGCAACTGGCTTTGGAAGCGTATTTAGCCCAGTTATCCAAGTCACATTATCATCTACTAACGTCACGCCAGATATACGGCTTATGAGAACGGATATATTATTTGAAGAAGGCGAGATAATTGCTTAATGCCTATCGCTCGGATGCGAAGTCGAAGGCTTACTTAGATAAAGCGCTAAATATAAATTTATCTCTGCCTTTTTGTGGTTACGTTATAGCAAACAAGCAAAATGATACAGTTGGTGCTTTTGTCTATAACGGGTTTACCGGCGATAATGTCGAGCTAACGATTGCCTGTGAAGAACGGGTAACAATTTCTATCGCTCGATTTATAGCATTAATCGCTTTTTTTGATCTCGGCTGCAACCGAATGTCGGCTCGGACAAGGGTATCAAATCAGCGCGCTATAAAAGCGATGCTTAATGTTGGTTTTAAGTTTGAAGGCGTTGCCAAAGAATATTTTGGCGGCGAGGATGCAATTTTGTTTGGCATGTTAGCCAAAGAGCAAAAACTGGTGAAACGGAAATGAATAGCCCGCAAGCTCCAAATCCTATGACTGCGATGTTGATGGCGAACGCCATGTCAAATCAACAAGCGCAGGCTAACCAGCAAGCAGCAGACGCCACGCGTAAGGGAAATATGATTGATCAGTCAACCCCTTACGGGTCGTTGACTTATACGGCTGATCCTAATGCACCTGGCGGGTATTCTGCAAATCAATCATTATCAGCACCATTACAAAATATTCTTAATTCCAATGAAAATTTAGCTCAAGGCGCAAGTAACGCAGCTAATTCATTTCTAAATAATAACGCCGCTAACATGACGGCGCAATCGCCGCAATATCATGCTCAAGATTTGAACCTTCAAAATGTTAATCCTAATTTACAATTAAACAATGTAAGCGGTGATTTAAGCCTACAAAATCTAAACCCTAATTTGCAGCTTCAAAACAATAACAGCCAGCTTGATCTAAGCTATAATGCAAATGCTCAAAGGCTGGCAGATTTAAACAAATCCACACTTGATCCCTATTGGAACCAGCAACAAAACAATTTCGACCAGGAAATGGCAAATAGGGGCGTTGTTCCTGGTTCTGTTCAATATGACAATGCTTATCGCGATTTTAATACCGCTAAGAGCAATGCTTATAATCAAGCTGATTTAAACGCTTATAATACGGTAGCAGGAAACGCCGCCACACAATTTAATGCCAATAACAATGTATTGAACCAGAATAATCAAAATGCACTAAGCCAATTTGGCGCAAATAACTCTGCAATTGCGCAAAACAACCAAAACGCACAAAATATTTATGGTGCGCAATATAATGCTGCTAATCAAAATAATGCCAATGCACTTAATCAATTTAACGCTAATAATTCGGCTGTAAACCAAAACAATACAAATGCCCTTAATAGTCAAAACGCCAATATTCAGAATTTTGGCGCTAGCTTACAGGCTTATAATAACCCATTTAATAACTTAGCGTCATTAAATGGTCAGACCTCAGTAAATGCGCCTATTCAATCTATTGGCTTATCGCAAACGCCTACGGCTAGCGTTCAATCGCCTGACGTTATGGGTGCCTATCAATCTGCATATGGCAATCAGCAAAACGCTTACAACAATCAGATAGCCAATAATAGCGCAATGATGGGTGGATTATTTGGTCTTGGTGGAGCGGTGGCTGGCGGTCTAGCTGGCGGGCCTATGGGTGCTGCAATGGGTTCTGGCCTTGCCAATGCTGGATGGGGGCTTGCTAATTCTAACGGTTATGCAGGGCCATTTGCTTCCTCATATTCTAATCCAAGGGCATACTAAATGGCTCTTACGCAAACGCTTCAAGACGATCCATCAGTCGGAAATTATCTTTCCGAAGACGGCATTAAGCGCAAACGCGCATTGGCTGAAAGCCTAATGCAGCAAGCGTCAGATACGTCGCCTATTCGATCCCCTTGGCAGGGTGTTGCTCGCTTGGCTCAAGGGCTTATGGGCGGCTTCCATGAAGGCATGGCTAATGCCGCTGAAAAAGAAAATAACGATTATAATTCCACATTGATGAACAAGGTATTTGGAACGCCTCGCCTAGCGCCGGAAACCGGCAGCGGGCCTTCTGGCGATGTTTCATCTGGCACAGCAAGCAATTCTGACGTTTCGCCTAATATACAATCTGCTATTTTTACGGCGGCAGATAAATATGGTGTTCCGCGTCAAATTGCGCTTGCAATGGCAAAGCAAGAAAGCTCAAACAATCCCAATGCGCCACACGGTGGTTTGTTTCAAATAACAAAAGGAACTGCCTCACAGCCTGGTTATGGCGTCCAGCCAGTAGATTATAATTCTTTAAGCGACCCGTCAGTTAATTCTGATTTCGCTATGCGGTATCTGACAGCTAGAAATAAAGGGATTAATTGGAATGACCCTAATTCTGTCGATAAAGCTCTTGCTTCTTATAATGGCGGCGGCGATACTAATTACGTTCAACATGTCCGTAGACACATACCTCAAGAAAACGCCGCGCCTGTCCAAGTCGCCAGCAATAGCCCGTCGCAAGCATTTTTATTAAGTCGTGAGGCGCGTAAGCAGGACGCACAAACAAAAGAACCTCAACCACAAATGGCGCAAGCGCAACCTAGTCGCGCGCAGCAAATCCTCGCCGCAATGTCTGATCCGCGTATTACGCCTCAAAATAGGCAGATATTGACGCAGCTATATACTGACGCGGTTAAGAATGAAGAACGCTATGCCGCGCCTTACATGGACGATTACGGCAATCTGATTCAAAAAGACCCTAGCGGTAAAGTTAATGTCCTTCACGCTTCGCCGGCAGAACGCGATAGCAGAACAAACGAACAAAAGAATTATGAATATTTAAATGCTCATCCAGAAGCTAAAGAATTTTTTGAGCAAACCAAACAATTTAAGCCAGGGCGCCATGTCGTCGGCGGTGCGTTAATAGACGATAACGGCAATGAAATTTATAAGGCCAAGGGTGTAGGGCCTAGCCTTACGCCGGACGCTATTAAATTTGGTGGCGAGCAATTAGCAAGAGGCGATAAGTCTGTTTTAGCTAATTTAGGCCGTGGCGCACAAGGCGCTGAAAACGTAACGGCATTACGAAACGAAGCTGTTAATTACGCTTTGGCTCATAATATAGACCCGCGTAAGGCTATGGATGCTGCGGCTGAGTATATGGGCCAGCAAGCAGGCGAAAGAACCCTTGGAACGCAAGAAGCCAATGCGATGACTGCGGGAACCGAAGCCTCTAACGCATTGTTAATTGGTCGAGGCGCAAACGCTGCTTTGCCAAGAGGAAACTTTGTTCCTGTCAATCAAGCAGTTCAAGCATGGCAAAGTGGAAATAGCGATCCTCGTTTAGCTAAATTTGGTCAAGCTATGGCGACAATTGCCAATACTTATGCAAGAGCGGTTAATCCAAAAGGCTTGCCGCATGAGGCTGTTGTTTCTGACACGCTTAAGCGCCTTTCTTCAGCGCAGGGGCCGGAGGCGCTAAACGCTATTTTGGACGTTATGCAGCAAGAAATAGATTTAGCTGAAAAATCCCCTAATCAAGCGCGTGAAATTATCAAAGAAAATAGAGCGATGCGTAATGGCGATAAGCCAGAAAAACCTAGCGCCGGCGTAACAAGCAGCGGCTTAAAATGGTCGATTGAATAATGGCAAAGCTCAAGATTGGCGATCACACAGTTACGGTCGATGATAGCTTTAAAAGCCTGTCGCCTGCCGAACAACAAAGCGCCGTTGAAGAAATATCAAAAAGCCTGCCTAGCAAGGTCGCGTCTACTGCTAAGTTAGATGCCCCAGAAGATCAGGGCGATTTTTCTTTAGACAATGCTGTTCGTTCTGTCGCTAATGGCATGACGTTTGGTCTTGCTGATCGTATTGCCGCCGCCGCGAATACGGTTTTTCCATTAGACAAAGGTTCGCATTTTCTCGATTATTCTGGAAACCTAAAAAATCAACAAGAACGCACAAACGCCTATAGAGAAAAGCATCCCGTTTTAAACACGGTTGGGAATGTCGTCGGAAACGTCGCTGCATTACCTCTTATGCCGGAGGCTTTAACAGGCGGCGTTATGTCTGGGCCTGTTCTGTCGCGTGTTGCCGCTGGCTCAAAAGCTGGTGCGCTTGCTGGTGCATTACAAGGCGCTGCGGATAGTCCCGATCTGACTGATGTGCATAGGACTGTAGGCGGCACTGTTACTGGCGCTGGAACCGGCGCAGTTTTGGGTGGCGGTATTCCAATACTCGGCAAGGCTTTGGGCGCCGCTGGCTCGACAATAGCTGATAGTTTGCGCAGTTATGATGGAATTTCTGCTCCTGCCGGTCGTTCGCTAATTAAAGCCCTCAAGCAAATGGCTCCTGGCGACGTTGAACACGCCGCCGGTCGGCTTGGCGATGAAGCGACATTGATGGACTTTTCGCCGGCATTTTTAGGCAAGGGGATGGGTGTTGCTGGCAATTCGCCGGAAGCGCGCAACACAATTACCAATATGCTGACGCGTCGAAACAACGGCACAAGTAATCGTTTGTTGGGTGATGTGCAGGCTAATTATGGGCCTGCTGAAGCCCCGCGTATTCTTGATAAAAACATTAAAAACGAATTAAAGCGCGCCGATTATCAAAACTATCGTGTTGGCGCTGGTTTAGAACCAGGCAATCCAGAACTGCCGGAAGTCAATACACAGGCTTTGCTTGACCATTTAGATAAGGCTTTACCGTATGCAGAGGGCGGCGAAAGGCGCGCATTAGCGACGCTAAAAGAACGCCTTATGATGGAAAACCCAGAGGCGGCAAATAATTTAAAGGCAAAAGACTTTATCCAAGAAAAGCCTAAAGGCCAGGTGCAAGATTTGATTTCTTTCTTGCGTGAAAGAGGCGGCGTTAGAGATGAAGGCGGCAATTTAACGTCTCAAAATTTACAAAAATTCCATAGGGGGCTTATCAATAAGCGCACTGGTATGCCTATGGATAAGGCGCGTGAAGCTGCTGCTGAAGCCGGTTATTTGGGAGGCGATACTGACGGCGCTGTCGCTGGCACAGATATTAATGATTTTATTGATGCTATCCACGATCACCCGCGCTATTCTGTTCACGATCAAGAAAAGCAATGGCAACGAGATGCTTACGACGCCTTTAAGGATGGACGCAATCGCAAGCAGATATATGCTGATGCTAGAGCGCAAGCTGAAGAAAATGCCGCTCCTGCAACAATACCAAAAACAAATCCCGTTAATCTGCATAAAATTAAGGGTGAGCTAGATAATCTGATTGAGCATAATTTGCCTGGTCTTGGCATGCAAGCGTCTGACGTAGCGACGCAGCAAGGCGCGCTGAAGCATGTTAGAGGTATGCTGAATGATATTCTGGAAAATCAAGTTCCAGGCTATCGTGAGGCTAACAGGGCTAGCTCTAAAATTAGAAAGCGCGACGAAGCCTTAAAGCAGGGGTATGAGCTATTTGGCGGTAATCCAGGTCAATCGACAATTTGGCCGGATGAATTAGCTGCGCTGCGTAAGAGTTTAGGGCCTGCCAACGTAGATTTTAGAAATGGCGTAAGATCAAAGATTGAAGAAAAGTTTCGTAATACAGCTAATGATCTAACTGCCGGAAAAGCATTAACTGGCGGCGATAACGACTTTAAGCGCCCGCTTTTAGAGCAAATATTTGGCGAAGATGAAACGCGCAACGTATTAAATGCGGTAAACCGTGAAAAGCAATTTGCGCAAACGCATAATGATATAACGCGCAACTCTATGACTGAGCCGCGCCGTGTGGCGACTAAAGAAGAAGCGCCAGCAAATATAGGTAGCTTGGCCGGTATTAAAGACGCGATATTAACGCCAATATTAAACCGATTTGCTGAAAGTATGCCAAGATCGGCACAATATTACCCAGAAATGGCTAAGATATTAACAGCGCAAGGGCCAGAAAGAGATAAATACATTAAGGCCCTTTCTGAAGGTCTTAATAGGAAAATCGCTAAAAACGCTGCAATGGATAAAGCGGGAAATAGGGCTTCTTTAGCTGCTGCATTATTAGCTGCAAATGGCGCTAGGTCTTTAGCGCTGCCAACTATTGACGTTCCTGGTCGTCAATAAGTTTAGCAATATAGAAAATACCGCAAAGCAAAAAACCGCATAACGTCAAATAAGACGCGATGCTCATATTTTCACTAAGAAAAGTCAAAAACTTTCCCTCTGCTACAACGATAGTGAGCAGGGTGATCGTGCATATTATAGCAATAAGGCGATCCATATATGCCTAGACAAGCCAACGGAACCTACTTGCAGCCAGCTAACACTACGGCTGTAAGCGGCACCACAATTTCATCATCTGCCTATAATACCCTACAGACCGATTTAGGCAATGAAATAACCAATAGCGTTGATCGTGGCGGTCGAAGCGCGATGGCGGCCAATTTAAACCTTGGCTCGTATCAAATCAACAACTTAGCTAACCCTAGTAATTCTACTGACGCCGCAAACAAGGCTTATGCCGACACGAAGCTGCCTCTAGCTGGCGGCACAATGACGGGCGCCATTAGCGTCAATTCGTCAAACAATCTTGGTTATTTAGCCTGGTTCAACGGCGCAACGGCAACCGCGTCATGGGGGGCAAATTCAACTTACGCCGTATATATTCAAAACGCATCTGGCACTGGCGTTATATATTCCGATCAATCCGGCAATTTAACTGCTGTTGGAACAATATCATCTGGGACGCATAACGTAACTGGGAATGTGTCTGCTTCTGGAACTGTATATGCGGCTAGCTCGCCTTGTTTAACAGCCGCAACATATAATTCTTATGCGCCAACATTAACTGGCGGCAATGCTTCTGGAACTTGGGGCATTAACGTAAGCGGTAACGCTGCAACGGCGACAACAGCAACAAACCAATCTGGCGGCACAATTTCTGCGTCGTCAGGATATATTGGTTCACTTGGCGTTGGAACTGCCGCCTCTGGAACTGGGGGCGAAATTCGCGCAACTAATAATATTACTGCTTATTATAGCTCTGATATTCAATTTAAAACGAATATCGTAAATATTTCTGAGCCATTGCAAAAAATTAGAAAAATTAACGGCGTTGAATTTGATTGGACAGATAAATATATCGCAGATCATGGCGGCGAAGATAATTATTTTATGCGCAAACACGATGTTGGCGTCATTGCGCAAGAGATAGAGCGCGTATTGCCAGAGGTTGTTGCGACAAAAGATGATGGCTCAAAAGCCGTTAAATATGAGCGTATTTGCGCTCTATTAATTGAAGCTGTCAAAGAGCTAGATCAAAAAGTGAAGAAACTTGAGGTTCGCTAATGACGATCCCATCAAGCGGCCCGATTAGCATATCGCAAATAAGCACTGATAACGCTGATGGGTATGGTTTGGGGTATAGTTTAGCATCATATCGTGGGGTTTTATACGATAATAATGCTGGTGGTGTTGGAGTTTTCCCGTCAACAAATATTAGTTTTTCGTCTTTTTATGGCAGGCGTCGTGTAGATGCTGGCTCAAGGTCATACTCATCTACAGGATCAAATTCTATTGTTGTTCCTCCATATGTGACCATGACAATTTATGCTCGCGCAGGCGGCGGGGGCGGGGGCGGTGGCGGTGGTTCTACCAATGGCGGCGGCTGTAATGCGTATAATGGGAGTTCTGGCAATAACGGTGGCTCGACAACATTTGGGTCGTCTGGAAATGCTTGGTATTTAAGTCCATCCGGTGGCGGCGCAGGAACTGGTGGAACTGGACAAGACGGCAATCAAAACGCTGGCCCAAGTGGTTCTAATGGTGCTGACGGGGCTGGTTACGATGGTTCTGTTGCGAGAGCGTCCGGCGGGGATGGAAAAAACACAGGCAACGGCGGGGGCGGCGGCGGTGGCGGTGCTCAAACAATTACATTAACAAATCCAGCGCTTGGTGGAACTGGCCCAACATCTGGCGCAACGGTAGCTGGTTTTGTTGGCAGCGGCGGCGGTGGCGGTGGTTATGGACAAGGTCGCGCATTGCAGGGCGTTTATCCTTATGTTTCTTGCGGTAATGATGACGCAAGAAATGGGGCGTCGGGCGCTTCTGGAGCTAACGGAATTATAACGCTCAATTGGACAGGCGATTAATCACAAACTTTAAATAGGAATATACGATGCCAAAAGGAACTACTTTTGACAATGCTTTGCTGCAACTATTGTTCAACAATAATGCTGCAAATGCGCCAGTAAACGCTATTGGTTCTGGATTGCAGGCTTCTGTTACCGCTGGCAATCTTTACGTCTCGCTTCACACGGCTGATCCAACTGCAAGCGGCAATCAATCATCAAGTGAAATCAGCTATACGGGTTATGCGCGTCAGGCTGTTGCAAGAACAACTGGCTCAAGCGGTTTTACGGTAACAACAAATTCTGTGTCACCAGGCTCCGCAATTACGTTTGGCTCAATGACAGGCGGCGCTGGCGGCACTGTTACAAATTGGGCTGTTGGAACCTCCCCTTCTGGCACTGGTTATATTCTTTATACCGGCACTGTATCGCCTAATATTCTTGTGTCTACAGGCGTCACGCCACAGCTAACGACAGCTTCGACAATTACCGAAAGCTAATAGCTAAAATTATAACATTAATTAAAATTGAGAGACGCTAGCAATGGCAAAGTTATATAACCGCGCTAAAATGACAACTGCTACCACAGGCACAGGAACAATTACGCTTGTTGCGGCGGTATTGGGTTATCAGACATTTGCAACTTCTGGCGTTCAAAATGGTGACACGGTTAGCTACGCAATAGACGATAATTCTGGGGCGTGGGAATATGGCACAGGCACATATAGCACAACCGGCCCGACATTAACCAGGACGCTCGGACAAAGCAGCACAGGGTCATTGTTAAGCCTGTCAGGTAATGCTGTTGTTTATATCGCGCCGCTGGCTGCTGATATTGTTTCTAACGGAGGCAACAACACGCTTGGCGTTGCAAACGGCGGCACTGGCCTCACCAGTTTAACGGCTGGATATAT